TGTCCGCCCCAAGATGCTGCTCTACCTGCTACATTAATTTGGTCAAAAACATAATCATGCACTTCGCAAGGTAATTCTCTAACACTACCATCATAAATATAAAAAGCGTTTTCACCCATCCATGCAAGGAAATTACCTGTAGATACAACTGTTCTGGAACTGATTGATTTACAGTTTGTTCCTGCATCGGCTATACCATAAACAAAAGGTGATCCAGCATAAAACATTCTGTTAATACCAGTATCACTAAAAATAATCACATCAGATCTATATTTAACACCAAACAAGGCTCTACCGCCTGTAGGTATTTGCAAGTCTCCTGCTGTGTTTGTGGCCTTCGATGTCCAGTTGTTACGATCTTCCCTGTTTGACCAAGCAACCTTCCTAGGGTCATCTGACGAGCCTATAGCCACTAAATGTCTTTCATTGGTGACTAAGGTTGATAAGTTGCCTGTGGGTGCGTTGGTTACTGCGGTTGCAATGGTATCAGGTGATCCACCTGAGGAGTCTGGTTGCCATTTATAAATCTTGCCATCTTTAGAAAAAGTAAAGATTAGATCTTCACCCCAGTTGTCAAAAGAAAAATAACCAGCTTGTAAGATTAAACCTGATTGACTCCTGGCATCACCATAGTCTTCTGAGCCATAAGTGTAAGCTCCAAAGCCTAATGGATCATCACTTGCATCATTAATAAAGCCTACTGGTGTGATGTCTGTCCAAGCGTTGTCATACAAGACATAAACTTTTTCTCTTGTACCAACTCCTAGAACATTATTACCAGCATTATCTTTATAACCATATAAACCTATGATAGCTCCGTCTAATGCTGTACCTCTAAGTTTTTCCCACCCGCCTATAGGTTTTAGATATCCGTTTTCAAAACGCACCAAATCACCATCGACCCAACGCCCTTTATTGGCGTAGTCTGTGCCATTGGTTACGATTCCTGCGGGGGGTGTTATTGGAAATAATGCCATAGCCTTATTGTATAAGACCTCGCTTTATTAGTCATTAACTAGATGGAGGTGTTGGCCATTCTCCTAATGGTCTAACAGGTGGAGTTGCATCATTGTAAACATACAAAGCTGCTAACTCATCGACTGTGGTACAAGCATCAATTTTGCTTTGCATATCTGCTGCTGTGCTTCTGACATCAGTTCTAAAAGTAGACCAATCAGCAGGAATGGGTGTACCAGCTTCTGTTTCTCTGACTACATACCAATCATTAGGCTGTAATAAACCATAGGCTTGATTGATAATCACTTGATTATGATTCCATTTAAGACCATGAGTTACATCACCAGTATCAGGATCAGTTGTATCGTCTAGGTTTTTAGCTGTAGCTGTACCATAAGATGCAGTTACCACATCGTTATCAAAATCAAAAGATTGATTGGTGTTGATGTAATAAGAAGGGTTTTTAAAGTTGCTGTTATCTACAACCACTTCATAAATGCCTATTGCTTCTAGTTCATCGCTAGACCAAAGCATAAAGATATTTTGTGGATAAGATACATCCCCAATGGTTATTGCTTTAGGTCTGGTGTAAACCTGAGTTACTTGATTGTTTTCTACTAATGCCCACATATTAATTCCTATTATATATTATCTTGCTGTTGTTGGTATACCTGTTGATGTTACGAATGGATTTTCTGCAAATGCCATGTAGATGTATTCTCCACCTGATTCGTTTGTACTTCCGTAATTATTGTAATGTTTAAACCCATTACTTAATATATCTATTTGAAAAAGAGTACTTTCTGCTGCCGATGAATTTGGCTTAAGCACAGCCTCAACTAGGTTGAAGGGTGCGCGTTTTGTGTCCCACATAAACCAATTATGTGCAGCAGCATCAATTCTTTTAGCTATAATAAAAGCAGGTTTGAAGCCTGTATAGATAAATGCGCCATCTGTATTTGAACCATTACCGACATACTTGCCAAACTTGCTGTAGCCTTGTTTTTCTGCGAAGCAATAGGCTACATAGGTATCACCACTACCATTTACTAAATTACCACCATAAACAATAACTGTTGTTGAGCTTGGGGCTAAATTCTGCCAAGGACCGCTTTGTTGTGCTGCGGTTGTATCTAATTGTAAATAGAAACCAGCACCTATAGATTCGTGATAAACACACCAATTAGCTGCTCCATTTCTTCTTTTTACAAAAACTACTTTTGGTGCTACACCTAAACCATGTCCAAAACCACCTGTCGTTGTGCCATCGCCTGTATAGGTAACAATACTAAAACCAGCATCAGAGTTTACTTGCACTGTAGAAGTTATAGAGCTAGTTGTATCTGTACTAGTCGAACCACCATTGGCTTTCCATTGCCAAGCTACATAAGTATTACTGGTATAATTCATCGTAAAAAATTGTGATGAACCAAACTGAAATCCGTCTGTATTTATTCCATTGTTAGTAGCATTCCACCAATTTTGAGTACTATTTTCTGCATCTGTGGTGTTGGCTTTTAAAAGTGGTGCATTAGTAGCAGAACCTAAGTTTCTATTACTATCCCAAACCACATGGTCATATGCAGCTCCTCTGTTTTTAATCCAAAGAAAGTCAGGTTTTAAGTCTGAATTACCACTATTGGTAACTTCTGTATTTGCTCCTGCACCAGTATAAGTAGCAATCTGAAAATATGCAGATGGGTCGTCTATATTTGTATAAGCCATTATCCGAACTCCGCTAAGTTTTTACTGCATAAGGCATAGTAGCCTGATGGGGGTGCGTATTCAAAAGTTCCGTAGCCGTTGGCATCTGTGTTTCCTGATGCGATTGTCATTTCAGTATAACCACCAAAATTAAAATATATTTCTGTACTGTCAAAAGAACGATAATAAGGAACTATTGGCTCACTTTGCCCAATAACACTTGAAATGCTAAATGTTGTATTGCTTGTTCCATTTTCTGTTATTGCTGTACCATTTCTATAAAAAGTAATTTCTTCATCGTCTAAATTTAATGCAATCGCAAAAACATCACTATCGTTGGATGACCAGCTTGTCATTGCTTTGTAGGCAGTCTCAACGCCACTTATTAAGTGTTGATAAATATAGGGGCTTAACCCATCTCTTAAAAATAAATTAGGGCAATAATCTCTAGGGTCATCTATATCATCAGTACTATAATCTGCACCCATAATTCCAACTGCTCTATACCCAAAAGCCCCAGCAACGGGTCTGTATTCCCAATACCATTTACCATTGGTTGCGGCTATAGTTCCAACTGCACCTTTCCAACCACCACTAACACTATCTGCTGTAGTTGCTCCTTCATTAATTACTGCTTCATTACCCCCAAAAGAAAATAAAGGATTCCAAGTACAAAAATTATTAGTAGGTGTGTCAGTTGCTTGGTC